AAACTCGGGCTCTCTATCGCCATAATGCTACGGTGAAGCCAAGCCGTAAAACTTTTTAGTCACATACCGAGCGACATAGGCGCATGACTGGAAGGTCACAGCACCAATGACGCAATAGCCGTGACCCCAAAGCGCATTCAGCGTATTTGAAATGTAAAGCTGGGAACCGTCAAAAGAACGCTTGTAAGGTAACTTGTCCTGAAGATCCAGGTTGAAAACAATGGCATGGTAATGGGGACGCTTAGAAGTATCACCATACTCGCCACAAGCGAAATAGCGTATACCGTTGACAACACGGTTCGCACCGTCGACAAACTCCTTCTCGGGAACACGACCAAGACCAGTAGGACTAAAAACCCAACTGCGAAGACGCTTCCAGAAGTCTTGAAGATGCTTAGGAACCAAACTCAAGTTCTTTGGCAAATGAGCATCGTCATAAGTAAGAGTCAAAAAAAGGTTCGAATCCCAAAGACGAGACTCATGAACGCAACGGGAAGCCCACTCTTTACTACGCTCCAACCTACATCCAATGCACTTGCCACAGGCAATTGTGACCGGCATATCTTTAAAACCACCACTCACACTAAAACTAAGGGGCCATGCTCCGTTCGCATTACGACCTTGGGAGGACCGATAGGCAGTAATAGGGCGATAACAAGGCATATAAAAAAACGGGCGTGTTTCACGTGAAACATGCCCGATCAAAAGAAGATAAACATGAAGAAGACATCGTCAATTATAGACGAATGCCACCTCGGACGGGCGCAGCGGAATTGAGCTTACGATGTCGCATAGCGGTTTTCGTGAAAAGCTTCTTCGAAGCCCGGCGAGAGATCTTATGGCGCTTTTTACTCATGGATGATGCTCCTCAATAAAGCCAAGGAACGAAAGGACAGCCTTGAAAATGGCGGCCACATAGTCAAAAAACTGATCAACAAACTCCACAACAATCTCCTAATATTTCCAATTGCCGCGAGAATCAAAAAACTTGTCGCTAAACTCGCGAAGCTCCTTCAAAGCGGCGGCGGAATTAGCATCATTCGCAAGGCCGGAAATGACACCGGCGAGGCCTCCAAGGCCATTAGTGCCGGGAAAAGCATAATTGCCTTGACGCGCATCGAAAAGCCTCTTGTAATTATCCCACCATTAGTTATCGCGGTAAAGCTGGTAAGCAGTCTCGCTATTAATAACAGCCTGCAAGCGATTCACGTTCCCAAGAGCTTGTTGAACAAAACGCTGATCTTCCTTAAGTTCAGTATCTTTTTCAATATTTTTAATCTCAGCCCTCTGTTTCTCAATCTGCTGAGAAGCAAGAACGGCTTGGATAGCAGAACTCACACCACGGGAAATCTGACTTGAATCACCGACCATCGAGCCGTTGAGCCCGCCGGTGGAGGCTCCGGAGCCTCCAGTGGCGGACAAAATCGGATTAAGACCAGCGTTTCTTAAGTCCTGAACTTCCCATTGGTGGGCGTTCTGCATAGCTTGTTTTTGGCGCGCCCAAGCTTTGCGGCTGAAATAGCCGCCCGTAAGCAGATCACCAATAGAGCCGGCGGCAGAAGCCAAACCGCCGATAGCAGAACCCCAATCCATAAATACTCCTTAGAAATGATCAACGAGACCAGGCGTAGAGTACACCGGCATAGGACGAACACACTTCAGATCGAACCAGGCATCCAAAATAAGAGGCGGTTCATCAGTCACAGCAACCACGCGTTCAATCGGCGTAGCGTCCTGAATAAACGTGCCATTGAGTTTAGGAGCAGATTCAAATTTTTCAGCAAGATGCCAAACATCCAGCGGCGTACTGGAAGTCGAACGCATATGACCAGTGATAATGCCAGGGAAATAACGGTACTCTGCAAAACGCTCCTGATATCCAAAAACTTCATCGTCAGCAGGAGTACCCGAGCAGTAAATCTCCTTGTTGAGGATTGCCTGTTCGCCCAGGTGCGCGAAGACAGGCCAGTAGTAATCAAAGCGAGCCTTGCGGGACCACATCCTGTTAAGACCTTGCTGGTAGGTCAAATCGGACTGGACCGCAACAAAACCAATAATCCAACCGTGCTCCACAAAAGACTTAGTGAAACTATGACCAGTATCAACAGCTACAGCGTAAGCAGACAAATTGCCTTGCGGGGTGCCGGAACCGTCAGCCGTAGCGCTCGTCTGTTGCACCGGATTGACGTTAATGCGAGTACGGCCACCGCCGAGGTATTCGGGGCGCTGAAGACGAGCGTCGGGCGAAATCACACCAAAGTGACTGCGAAGAATTTCCGTATAGCGAGTACCGCCACGAGCGTCACGTTCATAAAGTTTTTTGATTTGGAAGGCCTGTCTCAAGTCGTTAATAGAAATCGGCGTAGAAGCACTCAAATCGGCAGTACCAGTAATCGGACCCATCATCATAGAGTACGAAGTCATAGTATTAACGTCACCAGTAGATTTACCAGATAGCCACTTAACTTCAGTCTTACCAAAAACCAAATCAGCAGGAGACATATCCTGAGAAGCAAACGGCCATTGAGCCTTATAAGTTGACTGCGCGTAAGGAGAAGTCGTATAGGTCGCAGTTGCCCGCGAAATATCCCAAGGTACGAGCTGTTCGGGAATACTCAAAGGAACCGAAGAGCCAAGACTAATTTCCACACCGGGGCCTTTTTGCGGCCACGGGAGCGCGGACGTAAAGTAATCGTGGAACTTCGCAATCGGCGGACACTGAGAAGAGTACAACAGAGGATTGTCAACGTTCTTTGAACTCATCGCCTGATCACCGGAGTACTCGCGCTCGGTGCTCTTATCGATGTTATAAGCGGCTTGAAGATTTTCATCTCTAAACCACTCATTCCAAATGAGAGAGATTGCACGCAGCGGCAATTCCGAAACGGGAACGTTCTTGTTAACGCCAGTAGGAAGACCAAGGAAGTCACCAAGAGAGCCGATCGCAAGGTTATTGATCTGTGCTTGAGGCACCATGTAATCGGTGTTAGCGGTCGGGCCACTACGCTGGTCACCATTCATCGCTTCCCAATGGTCCCAAACGAGACGATTAGGAACAAAGAAAAAGAAAGTGCGAAGGTGAAGGTTATCCATGAAGGGGACGATCGGAGTGCTCAAACGAGCGAGGATCGTTGTCTTCAGGTTGAAAGTATCACCGGGGAGAACCTCATCGACGAAGAAAGGCACCAACTTGGAGACCGGCATAGCGGTCTTGTAGGAATGAGAGCGGGTAAAAACAGAGCGGGGAATTTGAGCTTTCGGCAACTCAACGAACTGCTTCGCAGGGTTTGAGAAAGATCTTGCAGTTGTACGAGACATGATTTTTTTGACTCCAAAAATGCTTTTTGGCTGTCAGCTGGCACATTTACATCAAGAGGGTAAATGTGCCAGCCTGAAAGCCATCATTCGCCTTGACTGGCGGGCGTTTCAACGGGTGTAGGGGGCGAAACAGATTTAGACTCAACAGGTTCGACAGGTTCAACAGGTTTGACAAGCTTCTGTTGCTCTTCGACGAGATGAGCGATCCACACCTGCGGATCGTCGTCATACTTACGGCGCTCTTCTGCACTAAGCTCGGCAAAAGCACGCTGAACATCAAGAACCTTATTAAGAGCGGTCTGGAAGTCGGAGACTTCGGAAACGTCATCGAAACGAGCGGCGGCTTGACGCTGAGGATCTCCGAGAAGACCAGTCGCGCTATAACGCTTCAAATAATAGTCAATCGTCGTACCTTCGTACTCAGATTGCAGAGTGAGGGACGGTTCATCATTAACCGTACCTTCTGTCGGCACCCGGGCCGAATATCTAGTCGGGAACACTTTCCAATTCTCCTTTATCAACGGACGTCCATCGGGAAATGAACTTACCAGCGCTCATGTACCGGCAAGACTGATTCAAATTATCCGACATATCAAGAACATTCGCAAACGTCACGTCCTGGACGCCAGGAAAAGCGCGAATGTGAAAATTGGCAGCGCGCAAAGCGCCGCGCATCGAAGAAGCACAAAAACGATCTTCGAAAAGTAAAACGTCTTCATGCCACAAGGCTAAATAATACAACTTCACCATAGTCAATTCTCCTTATGTTCGGCTTCGCCGAAAAGCGGGGCCCCCTAAGGCCCCCCGCTCGTCAACGCTCGCTTCGCCTCGCTGGAGGCTCTACGCTTCCACTTTTGACAGAAGCCACACGTTATCCAGTCATCAAACTCACAAAGAAATCGAGATCCGAACGCAG